AAGCGTCACGGAAGAGACTCAGCCCACTGCCGGCAGGTCTCGATGTACTCCTTCGTCATGTCCTTCGCATATGACTGATAGTACACATTGCCTTTGCCTTCCGCGGCGTGCATCACATCGTCGTAGGCTTCGGCGTAGGTCAGGCCGATGCGCCTGGACTTTTCGGCGATTTTCACCTGCGCCTGGTCTCGCACCCATCGGTCTTGATACCGCAGCAGCCGCCAGATTTTTTTCTCGCTCATCAATCGCCGCCCTGTACCGCGGCGCGGATGGCCGCCGCGACATCTTCCGACAGCCCCTGCCGCTTCACCGTCTCCTCGGCCCGCTCGCCGGCCTCGTCAAGCAACTCGCGCTCGCGCTTCGCGTTGAATGTTGCCGCTTGCTCCAGCCGCTGAACCGCCAGCGCCAGTTCCTTGATGACCTTCGGCGGCACCTTCTTCTCGCCTTCGGCGTAACTCATTGCCGTTTCCAGCGCCATCGTCCGCACCAACTCGTTGATGAGATTGCCGACCTCGCCGGCAGGCTGTCCGCCGAGATTGCCGATCCACACATCAGCTATCTCGCGCGCCTCGCGCAACTGCGCGCCGACGCGCTCCATGCGTTGCGCGTAACGATTCACGCTGGACTTTGAGAGCGGCGCGACCTCGCCGCCGCCGAATTCGGCGATGGCGTCGTTGATGAGCGCGACGGCTTCCTTCTGGGTAATCGCCGGGTCGCGCAGGAATGCGTTCAGCTGCTCGCGCAGCGGGGCGGGCAGGCGGTCAATGGATGATTGTTGCGCCACTCACAGAATCTCCGGGCGCTCCACGCCTGGACCGGTCGCCCGGCCCGACGCGACATCGGCGCCGCGGCGCTTGATTTTCACCAGCAGCAGACGCTGCACCGACGAGGTCTCAATCAGCGACTGCTCTTCCAGCCACGCGATTTCCGTCAAGAGGTGGTCGCGGCTGATGATGTGGCCGAGTGCTTCGACGCCGCGCAACAACACACACTCGTTAACGAACCCTTGCGGCACTTCGGCGGCTATTCGCAACATCGCAAGCCGCAGGTTCTCTCGCATCAGGTCCTGCAGTTTAGCCATCTTCCTTTGACAGCAGCGCGCGCTGCACCAGGCCGAGGCCGTTGTTGATGCCTTTCAGCGTTCCCTTGATTTCTGCGACATCGGCGTTGATGTGATCCAGCCGCGCGAACTGCCGCTCCATCGCGCGAGGCAAACCTTCAAGACCGGCCAGTTGCAGCGAGTGTTGATTCACCTGGTCGCCGAGGGCTGCGAGACGCTCCTTGTTTTCTTTGGATGTCTTGACCGACATCAGCAGCGCGATGCCGACCGCGCCGACGAAGCTGACGATTGCCCAGGCGATGGAAAACCAGTGCCACAGCGTCATGCCTTCGAGCGTCACTTCTTCTCGCCCTTCAAGGCCGCCGCGATGCCGCTCACCATGGCAGGCCCCGTGTCTTTCAATGTCGCCACGCCCCAGATGGAACCGGTCATTGAATAATACACAGTCATCCACCCGTCAGGCACCTGGTTGAAGTTCTGCCACATCTGCTCGACGCCGGCGCCGGCGCCGACGAACGGGCCGATGACGGTGACCAGTATCGGCAGCGTGAACAGCACGAACGACGCCCATTTAAGCGCCTTCCCGGACGATTTCAGCGAGGCCATTTCCCACGCATGGTTGTTGCTGTTCTTGTCTTCAAGCAGTCGCGCGCGATTGTTCAACTCAGCCAGTTTCACCTTGCCTTCGGCCTTGGTCTGCTCCACCTTGTTCGACAGCCAGGATTTCGCAATCCCGCCGACGGCTGATATTGCTGCGCCTAACATCACGCGCTCCTGATTAGCAGCGTGCACATTCCGGTCGGAAAGCGGCGGCGCATTTCATCAACCGCCGATGCCAGCGCAGCACGCGAACTCACGACCGCGTTCTCGCCTTCAATCACGCCGAACCCGGAGCCGGTCAGGATGCAGCCGAGCGTGTCGCGCGCGCGGTTGCCGGCATGAAAAAGAATGTGCGAGCGGTCCGGAACTTCCATCACCTTCGGCACGACGCCGTATTTCGGTGACTGGTGGGTCAGGTGCAGTTGGTATTCGCCTTCCGGGATGCACGACACCCGCGGCTCATTGTCAGCCCAGGTGTTTTCAAGCGTGACGCACAGCGGGCGCGGCGTCGCGGCCAGGTGCAGCGTGCCGACGGTGGCGTTCCCGTCGTCCAGCACGCGGGTCAAGATTACATCTCCCATGCACGCGATTGTCCGCTGTCGCGGCGGGCCGCGATAGTGTGAAATATTTCACACGAAAAAAAGACGGAGCGTTGTAGCACCGCCCCGTCACTAACTCCCCGCTTCCGGCAACAACACTCCGAGGCGCGGGGTTGCCTGCGTCGCCGGCTATCTCGACATTGCCGGCGGCGTCTGTTCCGTTTCCAGCGCGGCCAGCCGCTCTTCCTCCGCCCGGATGACGCCATAGACCTGGCGCGATGTGATTCGATGTTGTTCCGCCAACACCGCGACCGACATTCCTTCGGCGTAGCCGCGCGCGATTTCCAGGCATTTCAGCCGGCGACCGGCGTATCCGGGCACGAACAGCGTGCCGCCGCCGAACTCGCTGTCTATCAGCGACAGCGTCGCCGTCCGGCCAATCGACCAGATGAGCGCGTGGCCGTCGCCGATGGATGTGAGGTCGCGGGGAACATACAACTGCTTCGCGCCCAGCGCGAGCGACAGTTTCATCGCCGCCGGCCATCCGACAATCTCGGCAATCCGCTTCAGCGTCGGCGGCGCGTCGCTGGTGTCCGCGAGCAGCGCCTGAATGTCGCGTTGTCGGCCAGACCGCGCCATCAGATATTTATCGCCAGTCCGCCACCAGCGCCGCGAGGCCGTCGGCTATCAGCAGCGCCATTGCCGCCAGCGCCAGCCACAGCACACAGCCGAACACCCGCAGCCACTTCTCGCGCCGCCGGCGACGCTCCTTCCGCACGCGCTCCCACATCAGCAGATCGCGCAGCGTGATGTCTTTCGCCGGCAGGCCGTGCTCCGGCCAGTCCCATCGCTGCGCCTGGTCGCAGGCGTCAGGCAATCTCTTTTTCATCCGACTCATGGCGGCTCCTGTATTTTTCCAGCGCGGTGATGATGCCGCGCAGTTCCGCCGCAGAGCACATTTCAATCCACGCTTTGCCGAACATCTTGCTGCCAATGCCGGCGGCGTAGCCCCAGCCCTTGCCGGTCTCGTGCAGCAGCGCTTCAATCTTGCTGTATTGCGGATTCGTCTCAAAGTTGTGCGGTCTGCGTCCGAGCGAGCGCGGCTCCGCGCGCGCCGACGACGCATGGAAACCGCGCCGGCGCATTTCAGACAGCACTTTGCCGCGCTGCTCATCGGTCATCTCGCCGGCGCTTTCCAGCCCGGTCGCGTTGCGCAGCACACGGCGATAGTTCTCCTCATCCAGGCCGAGATCGCGCTTCGCCAGGTGAATCGCCGCCAACTGTCGCTGGCGCAGCGGGCGCGACGGGTGCGGGTGCGGGCGCGCCATCACGCCGCCTCCTGCGCGACGGACGCCTCGGTTATCATCTTGTCAACCATCTTGTCAATGTCTGTCGCGGTGTCCGACACGAAGGTCTCGTCGCCCGCGCCGGTGACTTCCACGCCGAGTTTCTTCAAATCCGCCGCCGCCAGTTTCAGCAGCGCCGATTTGTTCGGCTTCCGGGTCGTCTTGATGAGAACGCCGACCTCGTCCTCAAAGACCTGCTCTATCCGCATCACCACCTTCGCCTCGTCGTCGTACTCAACCTTTCCGCGCGCCTTGCGAAAGCCGCACTTGATGCCGTGTATCGTCATTGACCGCTGCTGTTCAAACAGCGCGTCCTGCGTCTCGACGAGGTCGAGGAGTTCGTCGGTCGTCTGCGCCGCCGCCGCCGCCTGGATGCGGATCGTGCCGATGTGCTTCAGCCGCGCGCGCTCGATGTCGCCGTTCAGCCGCGCCAGCGTGTCCGACAGCAGATTGCGTTGCTTGCGCAGCAACTGGCATTTGTCGTCCACCGCGGCCAGCCCGCTCATTTCCGGTTCGTTTTTGGCGGAACCCGCAGCCGGTTGCGGCTTTGCCGCCGACGCCCGCGCGTTCATTTCCGGCTCATATCCGGTTGGCGCCGGCGCCTCCTGCGTTACATCGTGCGCCGAGACTGTGTTTTCAATATGCATTTGATTCTCCTTTCAAGGTTGGTTCAACCGCGTTCAAGCGGCCTTTTTCAGATTCAGGTAAGCCTGTTCCAGATGCTCCACGCCGACCTCGCGGCCACCGGCCAGCACGCAGCCGAGTCGCGCGACCTGGAGCATCCCGCGCAGCGCTCCGGGCTGGCCTGCGATTTCGGCCAGAAACGCCCGGGCGTCAGCCGCCGTGCACGCGCCGAACTTTTTCAGCAGGACGCCGGCGTCTGACTTCGCCGCGCCGGTCAGATGCACGCGCTTGCCGACGCGCGAGAAAAGTTGCGCGAACGCCGCCGCCTGCGCCGTGCGATGCATCTGCGAGTACACCTGCTCATTCCCCATCAGCACCAGGCCGACGCCGCTGGCGTCGTAGAGCGCCCGCGCTTCCTCAACGGTGCGCGTCTTCAGGTGGTTCGCCTCATCAACAATCAGCAGGCCGCCGCTGTCTGTCATCCGATTGATGATTGATGTTTCCACGACCGAACAGCGCCGGGACGACAACCGCACGCCGCAGGCGACCGCGATGCGCTCGAGGAATGCGCCCAGCGCCGCCGTCGCCGGCGTGACCGTCACCAACCACACATTGCTGTGACGCCGGGCGTATTCACGCGCCGCCATTGTCTTGCCGACGCCGGCGGCGCCGTAGATGACGGCGAGGTCGGCGGTGCTTTGTGCATATGACAGCGCAGACAATATCCGCCGCGCCACCTGCGTTTGCGCGAATGCCGGCAACGCCGGCAGCGTCGTCGCCTGCAACCGGCGCTCGTGGCGCGTTTCAAGCCACTTTTCCATCCTCGCCGCAATCCGCGACGCGCTCCCTTGGTAGACATCCGACAGCCATTGAGACAGCGACGACTGCGAGATGCCGATTTCCTTCGCCGCCGCTGATTGCGACAGGCAGTTCTCAATTTCCGCGCGCACCCGGGCGCGCAGCAGTTCCGCCTCGCTCACCTCGTCGGTAATAAGTGCCAGATTGGTTGCTTCGTTGCTCATTTGATTCTCCTTTGTTTTTGCGACGGCGGCATGTAACCCCGGCGGCGCAGTTCTGCAACGCGAGTGGTAATCGCCGACTCTGTCCGCTTGTGCCCCAGGCGTTTGGCGACATTGGGCAGATTGCCGCGCCTGAAATGCGCGCGGATAATCCGGTCTTCGTCGGGCAGCCAGGGGCGGTGGCGCGCCGCTATTCCGAGAGTTGACGCGCGCCTCCCCGTCGCCGCCTCGCTGCGACCGAGGTTACGCGCGCAAAGCGCCGCGCCGAGCCTGGCGTAGTTGGCCTTCAGATATTTGTCCTCCTTCACGTCCCACGCGCCGCGGATGATTGCGCCTGCGCGCGCGTTGCGCGAGGCGCGCGACACGCCGAGTCTCCCGGCGCGCACACGGCACGCCTGGATGCTGTGCCCTGTCCGCCGACTGCACCACGGCGCGCCGCGCTTCGCGTAGTACACCCGGATGCACCGGTCGTCCGCCGGCGACCATCTTCCTTTGCGGATGGCTGTGTGCGTCGGCGCGCCGCCGTGTTTGCTGTCGGCGCCGCCGGCCTTCGCAACAAACCCGGCCAGCAGCGCCGCGCGCATCACCACATCAGCACCCCGTCTCGCCTCATCCATCCGCCGGTCATTCCTCGCCAGCCGCCGCGACAGGCCGCGACACCCGGCCTGCGCCTCGGCATAACGCCGCGCCGCCGCGGGCGGATAGCCCAGCATGAACGGCGCGATTTTGTCTTTGTCCCGCGCCGCGCAGGTCGCCGGACATCTCATTTCGGCGGTCATGTCGCAACCACGCCGGAACGATCGGCGCCCACCATCGCGTCAATCTCGTCCGGCGTCAGGCCGTCGGCCACCAGCAAGACCGGCGGATGCGACTGCGCGAACACATCCAGCCTGATCCTGGGTCGGCCTTTCGTTGCCGCGCGCGCCAGCGCGTGCATCTCCTCGTCGGTGAGTTCCCACCACGACGAGAAAATCACCAGCGGCTTTTCTTCCATCCCGGACTTCTCGCCGCCGACGCTGCGGTACTCCACGCGGCGCGCCGGCAGATTTTTGCAGCCCTCGGCCCTCAAGGTGGCGTTGCAATTCTCTGTCTTAACTGCCTTCATTCAGACCTCCTCCGCTGCTGAAAGCGTCCGGCGCCGGTGAAGTTCGCGCCAGTGACGCGCCTGCCCCCCCCGTCTTTCTGCCGGCGGC